AGAAATAGAAAAAGAAATAAATAAACTAGGTTTAAAAGAGTATCAACTATATGGTAGCAGTAGAGTTGATAATCCTGTCATTGATTACTTTGTTCGTGCAAGACTGTCTCAAAATTTACACTTAAAGTTTGAAAATTTTAGATCAAAACAAGTACCTACTCGTGCAAAACCAACTCAAAAAGTCTATGATGAAATAACAGACATAGATGAAAAAAGAGAATATTTTAAAGCTTTTATTGACAACGAAATTAAAAGAGAAGTTAATCTTGCAACAGATATGTTGTCTAATATGTTAGCAAAAAATCCAGTTAAGGCTGCAGGTTATTTAAGAAATGTTTATTATCTTAAACGTGCAGAATATGGAGCAGAAAAGTTTAATAAGGCAGCTTCTACTCACACAAATGGTAAGTATAGCACATCTCAAGACTACATTGCTGATGCTGAAAGCGTTGCAAATGAATTAGAAAGACGACAGATATTAATGGTTAGAACACAAGCTATGAATCCAAAAGGTATTAACTAGTATCGTCATCTAACATGTAGTCTGCCCACTCATATGCAGCCTTCTTTATATCTATCATCTGAGATCCTCTGCTATTAACAAGCAACCCAGCTAGGGCTTGCCCAGCTAGGTAACGTCTTGCAGTCAATGGCTTAGTATCTTTGGGGGTACGTTTGCTTTGTACGTACTTCTTAGCTTCTGTTTCTAATTTTGTTTTCATTCTCTAAAACTTTTTCTAGATTTGCAAAGTAGGCTCTGTTGAAACCAAACTCCCAATCACGATTATCTTTAGTATTAGGACGGTAGGGATTCCCTAACCGTCCTTTTTTAAATGCTTCTATACCTTTTTGAAAAGGTTTCATTTATGAATCTCCTTCATAGCCTCTAACATCTTACGTAAGTACCACTCAGCTTTTTCCATATCCTCAACAGGATTACCTTTGTACCCATGACGGTGTTGATACTTAATTAGATTACCATGACAGTAACCCTTGAACTCTTCAGGTGTAAGTACCTGTTTAATGTAATCAATACACTCAATGCCATCGCCTAATTTATAGTGGGCAGGATTATTTACCGCATCATAACTCATCGTATTTCTACTAGCTCCGCTTCTGTGTAAGGAATGTGAAAGAACAATTCTCCTTTTCGTATGTACCTACCTTTTGCCTCTCCTAAACTTTCTTGTGTTAGCTTAGTATCTTTAATACGCCAAGCCTGTTTCATGTCACTACGAAATACATAGAAGTTAAGAACCCCATTTGTTCCTTCGTACTTATCTAGTAGTCTTTGCTTTCTTTCTGGTATTCTAATCTCAGCCCAATGCTCAGGCCAATCCTCATCCCATGCTACCTTTACTTCAGCTTCGTTAAAGTAAGTGTACCCATCTTTTTCTGACACTACATCAGCGTAGTAGTCTTCTTTGTCTTGAAGAATTGTATGACCCTTAGATTCTAAATGTTTGACTAGAGCTTCTTTAGCTTTGCCATCGTAGGCTTTGTAAAGAGAACGATTAAACTTTTTTCTTACTGCCATTTTTAGTATCCTTATTATTTACCAGTTAAGTATTTAAGTGCCCTTTGAACCCCTTCTTTATTGTCACCTAGTAATGCAATACCAGAATTACATTTACCACAGAGCCAACCTCTGAATGAAAGTGTATCATGACAATGATCTAAGTTCAAGTCTTTATTATCAAAATCTTTTCTACAACACTCACAAAAGCCAAGCTTCTTTGGTGCGGTATCGTGAAGATTTTTTAGTATTAAGTTCTCCTCTTTTTCACACGTCTTACAAGACTTAACCCTGTAGTTATTTACTCTGTCTGACCTGTGCCTAAAGTTACTTAGGGGTAAATACTTTTTACAGTTTCTACATTGAACATCTCCATCTGATTTACTCTCAACTATGGGGAATAATTCTAGTTGCATTAGACACCTTTAGGTAATTCAAAACAATATGTATTTGCTGTAGCATCTGGTGATGGCTTAGTGCTCACCAATCTATCTTCCATTGTTGTAGCTACTTGCATACAAGTTTTATAATCTGGAAACAGAGAGTGAAAAGCTTGTACTTTCATATTTCCTTGGAAGGTCATGATGAGCACTAGCACATACATTAGAACATACCTGAGATCATATCCACTGCTAGTGGGATAACAAGATCTGCTACTACTATTGCACCTGCAATAAATGTCATTACTTCAAACATATTTTTCTCCTTTATGTTATGTCTACTATTTCACACACGTCACCAGAGCAAGCCATAGTTTGCATTGATACAGTGTTGTCTTCACTTTCATACGAAGCTAGCTTAGTCCAATCAATAGTCTCTGGCATACAGGATAACAAAGTTTTGTAATCATGCTTACCTATGTCTTGATAGGGTGCTTGCTGATAGGTATGTTCGTTATAAGGTAGAAACGATACACCTGACATTTCATCAAAGTGTTTGTAAACGAATGCACCTACTTCAAACCACTCATCTTTTCGGACATTTATCGTAACGCTTGGTTTGTGTTCACACCATGAACGTTGATATGCAAGCCATATTTCTAACTGCTCTATCGCAGTCATATCTTTTGTAACTACAGATCCTTTAGGGGATTGAACAGGAAAGCTAAACACTGTGGTTTGATCTGGCTTCATGACGCAAGGCTCACTAGGTATTCTCTGATCAATCATGAACTGTGTTAGCGGATCTTTATTATCACCACGGACAGTACGGATATAATAGGAACTGTGGCGAGCATGTATGCCACTGGCACTATCCACCAGTTGCGAGACTGTTCCCGATGGTTTGACGCATGTAATTGCAGCAGCAACAGGTATATTAAGACGGTCAGCCCATTCAGCATTAGTAGATACAGCGATCCCACGAAGATGTTCAAGAGTTTTCTCCAAACCTTTATTCTTTAGTGTCATCAGAGGATTATCCATTATCCCTGTGAGTGACACACCAAGCAGTCGTTCTTCTTCTGTATTTCTAGACCACACTTTTCGCAGATAGGGAAACTTTGTGTATGTAGACTGTATGGTTCCCAAAATAGTTGCCATACGGACTTTTCGTTCCAGATCTTTGAGACTGTCTGTGGCACGGATAACAACTTCCGTAAGATTACAGAACTGATTAGGACGCAAGATGATTTCACTGCAAGGGTTAGTCCCAAACTCATAGTTAGGATCACGCCTACCATTCTTTTCAGCTTGCTTCTTACTTGCTTGACGATTGAATACACCACGTTCTCCACTCCCTGATTCTACTAATGCCATCCACTCTCTCATGAATGAAACAGCATCTGGTTTTTCTGTGTAACTAACACTGTTATTAGCTAAGGCACGTTGTGGATCATTCTCCCACCATGCACCTGACTTAGCGTGACGCATACGATCATCTGACAAGTTAGATAAACTGATCATAGCTGACCTACGTACACCACCTACAACAACTACCTCACCAATCTTACACATGATGTCATGGCACTCAATGCTAGATAGCTTACGTCCTTGTGCATTCTTAAAGGTAGTGATAACAAAGTTGAACAACTCAACAAGAGGTGCTGGACCAGAGGCTCGACCACCAAAGGTCTTAAGCTTTGCACCTGCAGGACGTACCAAACTTACATCCCACTTAGGTATTTCACCAGCCCAGAGGAGCGCAAGAACTTGACGAAGAGCTTTAGCCCAACCTTCCTTACTGTCTTTGACAACGACAGTAGTATCACTATTGAACAACTCCGGGATCTCAGGGAGCTTACTAATGAACTGCCTTTCAACACTGAAGCCGACACCAGTACCACAGAGCAAGATAAACATAGCCTCATCGAAGGACTTAGGGTCATCTACGGGTAGGTAGCTACAGTTGTACATACAAGTGTTGTCACGATCAGCAGCAGGACCAGCAGTCATCATAGCTCTCATAGAGGGCATAACCTCTAAACCTAAGATAGCTTGCTCTATTTGTTGTGCTACCTCCATGTTGTCTTCACTGGCACCACTATCAACTACAGGCTCAACCACATTATTCATGTAGCGATTTACTGTTTCGCCCCAAGACTCTCGTCGCCCTTCATCTTCAAGCCACCGTGCATACCGTGAAGTATGAATGAAGGATTGGTAGTCTGTTGGTAGGTAGTTGTTCATCTATTATCTCCGCTTCCCTTTAGTACACCACGTTGCTCTCTGTCATCTAGCTTTGCCATGTTCACCTCCATAACCTTACGTAGATTACCACCGAAGATGTTTGACAAGGCTACTGTATAGAACAACACATCACCTAACTCTTTCAGTATATCTTCATCTTTAAACTTATTCTTATCACGAAATAGTTTTTTTACTTTTTCTGCAACCTCACCTGCTTCACCTACTAAGCCAAGTGTATTTTCTAGTAAACGTTCCCGCCCCTTAGTGAGCATCTTATCCTCTACAAACTGACTGTAGAAACGAGTAGGATCTTTCTCATAGTCTGGGCTATTCTGAAACATGTCAAAATATCCAAACGCTTCTAGATCACTTCGATTGATCATCCTTATCACCTTCTAATGATTGACGTAGTTCATTTGTTTTCATTTCTTGAATTGCATTTACACATTGCAATATGTGATTCAACAGGGTTGAAGAGTTAGAGCCAAGGTTAAGGATATTAACCATTTCTTTTTGAGCCTCAGTAAAATCTTCCATTTCGTATTCTTTTTCATCTAGTGTTAGTTTAGTCATCTGCTTTTACCTCACAGTTTGTTACAGTTATATCATCTAAGTCATACAGTATTCCCTGTATGAGTTCTTGGATTACGTTCAGATTAAATCTAGGGTCTGACTCAAAAAAGTTTGCCGCTGGATCTACATCAATATTTAAAGTCACCTCATATTTCATGGTGGAAACTCCTAGTTATACTCAACAGACACCTCATGTCAATCACCATATTCAATCTCAATAGGTTCAATATTCTTTTGAAAGTACTTTATCATTTCGTATGCCTCGTTAAAACTATCAAAGAAATATTCTACAGATTCTATCTTACCATCTACCTCTACCTTACACAGATTAAAATGTACATCTTCTGCATCAGGAATGTCACAAGGGTATGGTCCAGATATTACATCCCAAATTTTTACAGTCTTATCTTGCATGTCACTGTTTGTCATTGTCACCTCTGAGCAATTGTATGTAATGATCTAGCTCTGTTATAACTAACCACTTCTGTCTGTCGCTGCGATAGAAAACAACAGGTGGATTCTTTGTGTGATTGTCAGCTTGTTTCATCCAATCATACACAGTTTTTAAACCAGACTTCCTACGTTTAACTTCTATTGATATGGGTATTAACTTACGTGCTGCAGGTGATAGCTGTATATCTGCACCAGTATCACCCATAATAGTGGACTTAACATCATCAGGCTCAAGCTCAGGGAAAGCTTCTAGTAAAGCATCCCTGATCTCTTGCTGGCCTAACCTGCCCTTCTGTTTACCCTGCTTACTCAATCTATTAACTCAGGTACTTTAGGTTTCTTAACCACATCAATCAAATACTCCTTACGTCCACCAGCATATTGAAACACTCTTGCTTCAGGCCAACATATTTTTCTATACTCACAGCCTGAACAAGCAAACGTAAGCTTAGTGTTTTCAGATGTATCTGACTGAGGGATAGGTGCAATACGTTCTTCTGGTAATTCGCCTGACACAACTTCTTTTACTTTCTTAACCTCTTGCTCTTTATTTTTTAACTCCTCGGTGAAGTCGTAAGTATCTAAACAAAGTTCAAAAGTATCTTTCTGTACGACAAGGAAAGCACCACGCTTTTTATCTGTTACAAGTGGATCATCCTTACCTGCATAAACATATGAACTCAACTGACTTATGTAACCGTAGGGATCATCATCACGTAGCACATGGTTCTTAAACTTCTGCATTCCATAACGTGATGCAGACTTAACATCTATTGTTACACCATCAATAACTGCATCCCTATGACCCTTGATACCATGAACAGAGAGTCTGTCTTGTTCTCCCTGTACATCGTGTCCTGCTGCCCTTGCTAGGGCAAGGACAAGAGTTTCTAAAAGATCCCCGTAAAAGAAAAGACCCAGTAACTGGGGCTTTAATGGTGCAGCTTCCTCTGTTTTATTTATTCTATACCAAGTCTTTCTTTTACAGGGTGAACCCACAGAGGATAAACTTAAATATCCTCTGGGCTTCTGAGGTTCCTTAAACCTATCGTGTGCAACGTCAGCTATATTACGTGCTAAGTATTCTGTAATTGTTCTATCCCACCCACCCTTTCCTTCAATTACAGAGTAAATATCTTCGACTATTGTATCTATCTTAGGCATAACTTACTCCTTAAAACGGGATTTCTTCTGACACAAGTTCAGCTTTAGGTGCTGCTGCCGCAGCTACACTACCTGATGTTACATCCTTAGTAAAAGGATCAGGCCCAGAGTTACCACCTGCACCATCATATGAAACATGTTTCATAACCTTAACACGTTCAAGCCGTGTAGTTACAGTGCTATACTGCTTGTTCTTATAGATGTCTAACTCTACTAGAACCTCTGAACCGTTGCCAATTGGTCCATCGGATTCAAAGTTCCACTCTGAACCGTCTGGTTTGTATACTGTAGGTGCTCCACCATCCCAATCATTGGGGGTTTCAAACTTACGTGTAAACTTGAATGCACGTCCTCGTCCTTCTGGATCATCCTTACCTGATGACATACATCCAGAAGCTTTAATACGTGCAGTGTTGTCTTCATCGAGAATCATCTCAATAGTACAACGTCCGTTAGTGTCTTGCCACTGACCCTGATACCCATCAAGGTCACGGTTCTCTTCAAATACTTTTGCCCACTGAGCAATACCTGTTACTGTTATTTTAGCCATTCGCTAACTCCTTTAAAGACTAGAATTGAATTGTAGCATGTGTTGAAAAGTACATGCAAGAACTTTTTAATGTATTTCGGAATATTTATTCCCGAACTGTACATCAATACCTAGATCAACATTAAGTTTTAACTCCTTATTTAGTTTACGAATAGCAGACACAAGTTTAAGTTGGTGATCTTGTTCGTCACCTTTTTTAACAAGGTTAATAGATTCATCGTGAAACTGCCCTATGATATTTGGTCTTGCTGCAAGATAATAAGCTACCCACTTATCAAAACAGTAAGCACCTGTAGATTGGTTGAGTGTAGAGAATACATCCTTCTCATATCGAAGAGTATGCCAGAACTTACTGACAGGATTTTGTACCCACATCTGTCCATTGATAAGCTTCACTTTCTTTATGTTGTCTGCAGCAAACTCTGCGACAGACCAGTTACGTTTCCAATAGGCATGTAAAAGTTTCCTAGCTTCTGCCTCTGTCATACCAGTCTCTCTAGATAATTTTGCAGCACCAACACCATAGGTAGCTGAGTAATTAACAACCTTATAGTTCTTTCGTAGTGACTTTAAACTAACCTGACCTGAGTTGTGTTTATCTATATCAGCCTGTGTCACCGCACCAGCATGTTTGGCTAAGTCTAAGTGTGGATCAAACCCATCCTTTGACATCTCTTCTACATACTTAGGATCGTAAGGTTTCATATAGTGTCGTTTGGTTGTGTCTTCAAGTGATGTCATATCTGCACCACACAATACATAACCCTCTGGTGCTACAAGACAACCACGTATTTCTTTACCCCAAGGTTTATCTATACCCGGAAGATTTACTAAAGGCTTTCTGTGTTTAAATCTTAGTGTGTTGGTAAGGCCATCAATCTCTGCCTTAACATAACCATCAACCTCACAGTCAAGCATACCCTCAAAGATACCTAGTCTGTGTTGAATAACAGTAAGCCCATCAAGCACACCTACCGTAGGATTATTATTAATTAGTAGCTTAACTGAGTTAGTAAGCTCACCGTTCTTTCGTACTTGTGGGATCTTACGATCCTCAACAAACTTAAATGTACAAGGTTTCCAACCTAGATCAAACAGCCATGCCTTTACCTGATCACTGGACTTAGGGTTAGGCTCTTCAACTCCTTTTACTATTTCTATTTCACCGATATAGTTAGAGGGATGCATATGTTCTAGAAGTAAAGCATTCCACTCAGCACCCTGTTTAGATAGTGATCCATCTTTCTTGTGCATTACCTTTGGCTTTGACTTTTTTCTAAACAAAGTACGCATTGGCATTACTGTTTTTAGTTCAGTAATCTTTTCGTCCTGCTCGGCTTTTAGTTTAGCTACACAATCTTTTGCAAGATCAATGTCTAGCTTCCAACCACTTTCCTCTGCAGCATAGGCACATTTCATCTTAAATGTAAGGTATTGCAAGAACCTGTCGAGATTAGATTTGTCTTTGTAAACCATCATAAATCTTTGGGTAAGATTTTCCCAAAGTCTTTTAGTTATCTTAACATCTTCTTGACACCTATGTATATACTCCTCTTCAGTTAGGTTTACCCAATCATTTATCTCAGGTTTGGGTACACCAAAGTCTTCGCCAAAAGACTCAAGCCCATGCTTGGGTCTATCAGTATTAATTACCCATGACATAGGTAATGTATCATACAACTTAGCCTTGATCTTAATACCTAAGATCTTTTCAAGTAATGGTACATCATAACGTACAATGTTATGACCTATCAAAACCTTTTGATTAAGTAGTATGTTTCTCATTGCATCATAATCACTTGTCGAGCACATTGGGAATCCATCCCTAGTGAACGACATGCAATGTATCTTGGTGGCATCATCTAAGAGGCCATCAGCTTCTACATCAAATATCATTATGCCACCTGTGATTCTTGTGTAAACAAATCCTCTCTTAGTATGGTTGTTGTTGGATCGTAGTACACTGATCCAGCCCTACCTAACTTAGCAAAAGGTCTGTTCTTATCTACGATAAAGGTTGTTGTGTTCTGTTCTACTTCGTCCTCACTTTCTGCTGTACGTTCTAGCTTGATACATATGATTGCTTCTTCCTCAAGTGATGCAGCATACTTGGTACGTCCATCGTCATTGACCTGAGAGATAAAGATCACACCAATGTTTAGCTCCTTAGCTAACTGAGCCATACGTGAGCCTAGTGTAGTCAGTGTGCTAGTAGCACCGTCCACACCTGAGTTAGATAAG